CGTCGCTTCCGCATTGGCAAAATCTTCGTCGGTAAGCAGGTCGGTCTTGATGCTGGCGATGAAGCGCTCGGCCTTCGCCTTGAAGGTCGGTAGATTGGTGGTGGCCACCTCCCCGCGGATCACAATGCGCAGCGCCGGCAGCGCCATGATCGGATCGGCTTCCGGCTTCGGGGCGTAATTCGCCGGCACGTAGTCGCTCAGGTCCTTCTCGAACTGCGCCCAGCCTGCGCGGATGCGCTCCTGCCAGACCGGATCCGGCAGTACGTCCAGGTGCACGAAGTTGTCGAGCGTGCCGTCGGAGCAGACGAACACCACCTTGTGCGCGCCGGTGACCATCATGATCTGCTGGCACTGCGGCATGTACTCGTCGGGCAGCTCGCCGGCGGCGACAGCGTCGGCCAACGCCTGATTCCATTGCTTGTGTTCGAAGGCGACGTCGCCGGCCATGGTCAAGCCGTCGCATGATGCCGAGATGCGGCCGAGGGAACAAGTGACCGGATACAGCTCGGTACCGATCAGGTCTTCGACTAACGGGCGCGCCAGCGCTTCGACGTGGTGGCCGTAGTCCAGGATGTTAGCCTGCACCCAGTCGCTGAATTCCTTCGGCGTGCCGGTGTGTTTCATGTGCAGCAGCTCGGTGCGCTTCACGCGCGTCGAGATACCCAGCATCGCGGCCGCTTCACTGGCGCCAAAGCGCTCCAGGCGGAACAGGTCCCAGTCGGCGCTACCCTGGTCGAGGTCATGAATTTGCATCTTCTTCTCCGTGTGGTGGTGATGGGTGATCCCCGCTTACGCGGGGACGCCGCAGGTTCAGTCTTCTTCGTGGGCCCAGCTGTCGATCGTGAGCTTCTGGTCTTCGGTGAGGGTCTGGCGCGTCTGGATCATGGCGACCAGCTGCGGCGCAGTCTTCCTGCCGGACTTGACCAGACCGCGCCATTCCTCTGTCTTGGCCTGGAATTCTTGGGGCGTGCACACCGGTTTGTCGGCGCCGCCGGCGCGCCCGGTGCCGGTGGTCGTGCTGGTGGCGCCGGCTGCACCGCTGTCGCTGCTGGCGCCGGCATTGCCCTGGTCATCGTCACGCTCATCGATGACCACCATGTCGCCATCGATCGTGAACGGCTTGTTGGCGTCGACAGCGGTGGCCACGTCCATGGCGCGCTGCACTTCGATTGACTTCGGCATGTACTTGAGCACCTGCAGCAGCACTACCTTGCGGGCGTACATTTCCATGTTCTGGCCGTTCTTCTCCAGGGCGTAGTGGCGCGCGCCGACCTTGTTGAACTTGTTCAGGTGCTTGACGACCTTGTCCATCGACCAGACTTCGAGCACCGGGTACTGGCTGCCATTGACGCGGCCGACCGCATAGACGTGTGAAATGTCTTTCCAGCTATCGCCGCCGGCGCCCGGGCGGTGACGGATGAACGGGGCATCACCCAGCGCCCAATCGAACTCGTCGCCGGTGTAGACGGCCCCTGTCCAGACCGTGGCGCGGCCGGCGCGCGACACCAGGTCGACCAGGCCTTGCCAGCCAGGGACGAAAGTCGCCTTCCCGCCGTATGGCACCAGGTAGCCCTGGCCACCGACACCGATCTCCAGGCCCAGCTGCGAGGCGACGACAACCGAACCGAAGATGCTGTGCAGGTCGCACTTTTGAAGGGCCGCGTTCTGGCTGAATGCGGTCATAGTCAGGCGCACCATGCGATCGGGGCTGATGTGCTTCGGCAGCGCGTTGGCGATCTGACCTTTGTACTTGTCCAGGAACGTGCTCAGGCTCTTGGCCGGGCTGGCGACTACTTGATTCATTGGGTGATTCCTTTCGGGCTAGAAGCCGTTGAAATAGGTGCGCAGTGCGCGGATTGCTGCCTTGCGCGGGCCGAAGCCGGCGCGCAGGGACAGGCGGTACTGGTCTTTGAAGTGGCGGATCATCACCAGCTCGCGATCTGATTGCGGCTGCGCATCAAGCGCACCTGGCGCAGCGCCTCGTTGTGTTCTTTCTGCTCGAACTGCGCGCGCAGCGATGCGAGGTAGGCGACATCGTCACGGGACTTGGTGAGCTGCCACGCGGTCCACTGCAGGGCGACGGGCTTGATCAACTTGCGCGCCAGGCGGCGCAGGACGCGGTAGGGACCGGTCGTAATTCGGGAAATGGCGATGCTCATCCTGCTCTCCTGTTGGCGCCGGCGCGGCCGGCTTCGTTGTTTGTGCCGGTTACGTCTCCGGCGCCGCTGGTGCGGCCGTGCATGGCTTTGCCTTTGCGCGGAACTGCCCTGCTCCATGCTTCCCCGCGCCGTGCTCTGTGCTGCTGTGGTCTTGCCGTGCTGGTAGATCAGCCACGCGTCGACCTGGTCGACGGTGGGCGCCGTGCGGTCTGCCCAGATGTTCACTTGCACGCGCTCCTCGGCCACGCCGCAATACGCGCAGTCCATGTAGCCGTGCAGGTTCTTCGACAGGCTCCCGGTGTCGTTGCAGTGAGCGCAGTTCATGCCGCGATGCTGTCGAGGTAGCGGTCGATTCGGTCAACCGTCGAAATCTCGCGGTTCTCGCGCTCGATCGCGGCCAGCTCGAGCTGCGCCAGCGCTTCGGCTTCGGCCCAGATCAGGTCGGTGATGACGCCCTGCAGGCTGTTCGTACCGGCAAGCGATTCGAGGATCAGGGCAGACAGCGCGTTGTTGTCGGTGATGTATTCAGACAGGCAGTCGCGGATCAGCTTCGAGGCCTGCGGCTGGCCAGCGCGCACTGCGGCCAGCAGGCCGGCCGACTTCTGGTGGGTAAGGTCGATCAGCGCCTTGGCGCGCAGTTCTTCGGGTGAGGCGATGCGGGACATGTCTTCCTCCGGTAAGCGGCTCGGCGGGTGCGGAGCTCGGTTGCAATGGAGGTACTTTATAGCGATTCGCTAAAGTACACAAGAAAAAAATGTAGCGTTGCGCTAAATATTTAAGCTAAACTGGTCTGGGCCTGGATGGTCCAGGCAGAAAAAAGCCCGCAAGTGCGGGCATGGAGGAACGTATGTTTGTATTACCAAAAGGAACTATGGTAAAAGTCGGCGGCCTACCGTTTCGCCTTCTGGAAGATGCGCCGACTGACGGATCGGAGACGAATTACAAGTTGGCCTTAAGCCATGCGGAAATTTGCGGCGATAATCCGCGCCAAGCGGAGTCGCCTTTGGCAACTTTGCAAACCAGCAATGTGTCGTCTTGATCCATGGCCTTGGCAATATGATCCCGGATCGTTGACGATGTCGAATCGGAAACGATAAGCCAAGTTGAGTCCATCGGATGACACCAGTTCGTACCTGCCGACTTAATCTGATCGTAAAGCTTTGGATAATTCTTTTGCTTATTGAGGTCGTACGAGATTATATAAACGGCCATGGCACTGCCCTTTCAGTAATCCGGCGATGACGCGCCGGCGCTAATTCCGCCCACAATGAACGGGATTCTTCAGTCCCCGCTACAGCGGGGATTATTTTATGATCAAACTTGGCTTGCAATATAAAGAAGCAACGCAATTATTACCCACATATATTTTCTATTCCTGTCAAGCCGCTCCAAAATGACAGCCTGTAAAAGCAATGTGGCCGACGTATCCTCCCTCGTGTGCCGAGCTGTTTTAGACGTCTGAAACTGTGTGAAAAAGGGAAATCCCTGGTCATCATAGTTACAGTTCAGCCCAGCGCTATCACATGATTTTCGCGCCTCTTTTATTGCCGCAGCCACATCACTGTATGCCCGACTCTTTTTTGCCAACTCGCCAAGCATGTGATCATCAAATCGATCGGCTTCGATGTTTTCTTGTGGCTTCAACTGATCCCCCTTACCCCTCAAAAATCGGCTGCTAGACAAGTCGCTGCTTAACTTCAGTGACTACGCCGATGACATATAACGGCTCTGTATCGCTACGAAGCGTCGGGTAATCGTCATTCAACGGAACCAATTCAAATATCTCGTTTCCATTTGCATCCATCCCACGCGGTCGGTATTTTTTGAATGTCGCCTGATTGCTTCCATTGCGTGCCACAACAAAATTACCCGGCCCAGGTGCGCGATCAGGATCAACGAACAGTCGGTCTCCCGGCTGGAATCGCGGCGACATCGACATGCCCTCAACATCGAGGCAGAACGCCCAGCGAGATAGCTTCTGGTCTTCTGTGTATTCAACTGCATAACCGTCTCCAGGCTCGTACGGATTCTCCATATCGCGCAGCGCGCCGGCCTGAACCGACGAAATGACCGGAATCGGCCGAGATGGCAGCATGACGGGAGCGATGTTCACATCAAATGGACGCGCATTGCCATCGGCGTTTGTCCCTTCTTGAAACAGATGAGACTTGTCCATCCAACCATGCGGCTCACCGATCGCGGCCTCGATCCTGCGGGCCATGTCGTCACCCATCATCTTCGGCGTACCTGACTTGCTATCACGTGTCTTGTTGCGAATTTGGCTTATGTAAGCCGGAGCAGTGTTCGCTGCAGCAGCGAGCTTTGCCGCTGTACCCATGCGCTTGATAGCGACCTCGAGGTTTTCACGGCGGATTTCATCATTCGTTTGCATACGAGCATTACATAGCAGATCGCTAAACAATGAAATATGCGAAACGCTATTGACGTTATTTAGCGAATCGCTATACTGGCGCTCTATGGACATCAAAACCTACCTCTCTCAAGAACGCGGACGCCAAGCGTCGCTGGCGAAAGCTATTGGCGCACATGCGCCTGACATCAGCCGATGGGCAGACGGGACACGTCCTGTCCCTGTCGCCCACGGCGCAGCCATCGAGGCCGCTACTGGTGGCCTTGTGACGAGAAAGGAATTGTTCCCCGACGATTGGCAGCGGATCTGGCCCGAACTGATCGAACAAGCACCCCAGCCGCAGTAAGCCTGCGGCTTTTTCGCACCCGGGCATTTGCCCACCCGAATTCCAGAAGCACCCTCACCCGATCCACCCACCCCAGGAGAACCAGTGAAAGCCCCACGAACCATCGTAGTAAAGACGCTGCTGAACGCCGACGAATTCGTCGAATTCAGCCAGCAATGCCAGGCCGACGACGTCACGCAAAGCAAGAAGCTGCGCGACCTCGCACGAGGCTGGCTCAACGACCGAAATGCTAATGCGCGCCACCAACCTGCCGGAAGACCCGGCGCTGGCCAGAACGTGGCCATGTTGCTGCCGGGCCGCTCGAACTACCGCGCACCCGGCGTGCTGCGCATGCGCCTTTGAAGCCGACGGCGCCTGGCAATTCCACCTGACATAACCGAGGAGCACATGTCGCAACAAGCAAAGCAGCCGAAGTACTCGGCGGACGACAAGATCGCCCTGCAGGCGCGCACCTGGCGCGCCATCGACCGGGACGCGATCGCTAACAAGGAAGACCACCGCAAGCAGCAGGCCGAGTACATGGCGCGCCAGCAGCTGCGCAAGGTCGTAGACGAGGCAGGCGAATAATGGACACACCAATCATCTCGCTCGACATGATCCGCGCAAAAGCGCGAGCTGCGTTCGACCGCGGCGTGGATCGTGACGGGCACAACTTCAACTGGCACTCGACGGACGCGATCGCGAACTGGCAGGCTGAATGGGATCGCTGCGCGGCTGAACAGTGCGAGGCATCGCCGCCATGACCATGATCGACACTGGCGCCCTGCCGGCGCCGCTCACCCCGCCCGACTGCAACCTGCAGGACTTCGCGTTCATGCCGCTCGACGTCGCGCGCCTGCGTGACAGCGACATGGCCGCGTACGAATCACCCGAGGCATGCTGGGCTGGGGTTCTGCTGTGGAGCGCCGCCTGGCACCAGGTACCCGCCGCATCCCTTCCCGACGACGATCGCTTCTTGGCCAAGGCCGCAGGCTACGGCCGCGTGGTCAAGGAGTGGGCGAACGTGCGCGAGGGCGCGCTTCATGGCTGGGTGAAATGCGCCGACGGCCGCCTGTATCACCCTGTGGTCGCCGAGAAAGCGCTGGAAAGCTGGCGCGCCAAGCTGCATCACGCGTGGAAGAAAGAGTGTGATCGCGTGCGGAAATCCAACAAGCAGCGCGAGTCCGAGGGCCGTCCACCGTTGCCACTTCCACCAGAACCAGGCACGAATTCCGCTGATCTTCCGCTGGAAAGCGCAGGAATTCCACCGGAAAGCGCTGTCGATTCCACTGGAACTGACAAAACGGGCGACGGAATTCCGCTGGAAAACGCTCTTAAGGGACAGGGACAGGGACAGGGACAGGGAGAATGTAAACCTAAATCATCAACACCGCCCCCGCCAACCCCGAGCATGCCGTCGGTCGACCTGGACAGCCCTGCCGACCTGGTCGCGAACATGACGCGCAACACGCAGATCGCTCTGCTCGTTCGAGCCCAAGGCGTACAGGCCACATCGCAGAACCCGATCATTGCCGTGACGTGGGCGCAAGACCCGAAGGTCACCGACGAGGTGCTCAACGTCGCCATCACCAAAGCCCGGGCATCGAAGGGCGACAAGCCCATCCCGCTCGCGTACCTGGTCCCGATCGTCGAGCAAGAGCTGCGCGACCAGGCCGCCCCACTACCAGCACCAGGTGCACAGAAGCCGCGCAACGACGACTGGGTATGGAAAAAATCGAACCAGGGCATCGAGGCCAAGGGCCGTGAGTTCGGGATGTTCGCCCGCGGTGGCGAGAGCTACCACGACTTCGCCGCACGCATCCAAGCCAAGATCGACACGCTGAAAGGCCGAGCAGCATGACGCACACCCACGATGACCGCATCGCCGACCGACCACAGCACCTGTGCGCCGCCTACGGCTGCCCGCTGATCGGCTCGATGGCAACCAGCACGACTGGATCCACCGAATGGTGGTGCTTCGCCCACTTCGGCGCCAGCGCCGGCCGGTTCCAGATGATCACGAACGAGATGCACAGGCTGCGCTGGCTGTCGATGGCCGTGCACGACGTTCGGTTCCACGACAAGCCCGGCACCCAGGCATCACGCGCAGCGTTCGCCACCATCGAACGCGAGCTGCAGGCGCACGGTCGACCTGACCTGCTCTGGCAGCGCCCGGATGCACACCACCCATCGGGGGAAAAGCGGTATCGCTGGCTCGAGCGGCTGGAGAACGCGCTGCGCGCCCAGCTGGCCGACGTGCTCGATTCCAGCAACGATCAGGCTGCGCTGCCGATCGCAGGTTCGAGCGTAGGGACTTTCGAACGTGTCGGCTTCGACATGCCCACCTGACCGAGACCATTTCGCGCGCGAGAGCGCCACAACAACAACGAGGAGCAGCACCCCATGAACATCTTGGCAATCGACATCGGCACCCAGACCGGCTGGGCCCGCACCGACCGCAACGGCGCCGTGCACAGCGGTACCGAGAAATTCCAGTACGCCCGCATGGAACGGCCCGGCCACCGCTGGCTCAAGTTCCGCGCCTTCCTGGCCGAGCAGCGCACCGCCGGCGAGATCCACGCGGTCTACTACGAGGACGTCAAGCAGCACGCAGGCACGCTGGCCGCGCACGTCTACGGCGGCTTCCTGGCGATGCTGGAAATGTGGTGCGCGGCGAACAACGTCCCGCTGCGCCCGGTCGGCGTCGGCCAGGTCAAGAAGCACTGGACCGGTAAGGGCAACGCCGACAAGCTGGCCATGGTCGAGACCGCGCGCGCCAAGGGCTTCCACCCGAAGGACAACAACCAGGCCGACGCGCTGGCCATTCTGGCGCTGGCGCAGCACATCGAGGGCTTGAACGTGCCTGTGCAGGAGGCCGCGTGATTGCTCTCGCCGTATGGCTCGTGCTGTCGCCAGTGCTCACATGCGTCGCATGCCGATGCATTTGCTTCGGCATGGGAGACCAAGACGAGGAGATCGCGCCTTGACCGAACGCCGCGATATTGGCTCACGCCTCGAAAATTGGGCGCGCTGGGCCACCCTCACCACTGGCCCTGTGTCAGCAGCCAGCCAGACTGGTGCGATATGCGAACGGCTGCGCAAGGCAGAGCTGGGCAGCGCCGGAGGCAGCGATGAGCGCCGTAAGGTTGACGAGGATGACGCGCTGCTGCTTGAGCTGACGATGCGTAAGCTGAAGACATTCGACCGGCTGTTGCTGTGGTGGTGCTACATTGATCAAGCACCTCCACATGTTGTTTGTCGAAAGCTGAGTATTCCGCATAAACCCGCAACCGAATTCTTGACGGCGTTCCGAGGAGCTCAAGCAGCCATCGAAGGGCAGCTAATCAGTTAGACCAACCTCAATTACTCATGCGACAATGCATGCGTAGATATAGGAGGAACAATGCTGCTTACCAAACTTTCAATTGCAAATTATAAAAGTTATTTCGAAAAAGTTGATTTTGAGTTCTCGCGCGGTTTCAATATTCTGCTTGGTGCAAATTCAAGTGGGAAAACTACAGTACTCGAAGCAATTCGTTTTTTTGATGCTGACGGCAGTCCTCACCGCTCAGTCGCCAATATTGTAGATATCGACACGCCTTGGCATGCCCCTAGCGAGATAACTGCGACGTTCTCTTTGAAGCTATCCGAATTGCAGAAATTATTACCTACGTCGGGAATTATTGTTCCTATATCGCTTCCGGCTGGGGAAAGAATTGCCTCAAACCTTGACATCGAGAAATACTGGAAAACCAATCCATTCGATATATCTTTTATTAAAAAAGGAAGCGCAGTACAAGCGCAGTACTTCCCTTTAGGAAAATTCGTAGTAAGACGCGGACCTGGCACAAGTTATCCACGCTGGGACGTTTCCATTCAGCACAACGAAATAAGATATCCGGAAGGCATGAACGGCACAGTTGGTAGCGATGGCACTCAGGAAATCAATAGCCTAGCGGTAAATTTTCACAGCAAGATTTACAAATTTTCCTCTGAACGGCAGGTTAGAGCAAACTGCACTGCAACTGAGCCCAAACTTCTTCCTAACGCTTCCAATCTCGCGTACTGCATTAATCACCTTCGCTCAGACGATTCACCAACATTCGAGGACCTTCGACGTTACATCAACAAAATATTCCCACAGATTTATGATATTAGCTCAGTTGCTAAATCTGACAATAATTTTTACCTTTCAGTAATAACCACTCCAGCCAATCTTCGACGAAATGACTTGAAGGTTCCAATTGATCAAGTTGGGACAGGAATTTTCAATGCAATTGCAATTTTATACGTTGTGCTTACATCTCGAACACAACATATTATATTATTGGAAGAACCTAATTCTTACCTTCATCCTCGCGCATTGAAAGAACTATTAGCAATACTGGCAGAAGCTGGACCGCAACATCAATTCTTCATAACTACCCACTCAAGCGACGTTCTGAGAAACGTACCTGCGTCTACGGTGACCCTACTGGAGCACAATGGCATAACCACCAGTGCCAAACAGACTAGAGAAAAAGATCTATTCCTATTCCGAACCGGGTTACTCGATTTAGGAATCAAATTAACTGATCTCCATGGATGCGATCGAGTTCTATGGGTTGAAGGCGAAACAGAAGAATATATTTTTCCGAAAATTCTTACGAAATATTTCCCTGATGTTGCCCAAGGTATAGCCGTTCTAAAAGTCCACGGAACTGGCGACTTTGAATCAAAAAAATATTCTCCTCGAAAAGTAGCAGAAATTTATCGTAGACTTTCAGACGCAACATTTTTAGCGCCGCCAATGGTAGCGATAACGTTAGATATGGAGGATAGAAGTCGAGAAGAAATAGATTCAATTCTTCGTGACACAGATGGGCTGGTACACATCCTTCCAAAGCCAATGATCGAAGACTTTTTGCTTAGTCCAGAGGCAATTCAGGCGGTGCTTGAATCCGATCTGGATCGAAGTGTTGATTTGATGGCGATTGAAGGATGTTTAGAACGGCTGATGCGAGATCCTGCAAATCGGTTCAAACCCTCAAGCAGAGGAAAATCGCCTATGCACGCGGCGAAGGTTTTGGAAGCAGCATTTCAAGCTCTCGGAGGATCTGGCGCATATTATAAGAAAACTAGACATGGACCGATGTTAATGGATTGGCTGCTGGAATCGAAGCCAGAGCATCTAGATGGTCTTGTAGAGTGGTTCCGAAACTTCATACGATAAAAATTGAACCTATTGTTGACTAAGAAAAATTCCTAGTGTAAATTTACGAGCTACAACTTATTTCCGTCAGTCACGACGCGGCCGGTTCCCAGAGGGAGCCCGCGGCGTGAACGGAAGAATCCCGAAGCCCTGCGATCAGCAATGACGCGGGGCTTTTTGCTTTCTGGAGCCGATGATGAAGTTCTTCGCTGACTGGGGTGGCTTCACCTCAACCTGTCTCCTCCCGACTGTGCTGGTCGGCCGCAGTTGGGCATACATCTACTGGCTCCAAGGCCGCGCCGGCGTTCGCTGGCGCTAGAAACGACCTGGTGCTGACCAGACAGCCGGCGCTCACGCGCTGCCGGCGCCGGACGCTGTAACCGGCACCAACAATCCACCCTGGAGCATCATGCAGCTATCCCACGAAGCCGAGCGCCGCTGGGTGCTGGTGCTGATCCAACTCGAACTGGCGCGTATCGCGCTGCTCATCCAGACGGCCCGATAGCCGCCCTACCCTGTGTCTCCTCTCTTCGATGATCGATCGAAGCTTTCGGCCCGGCCAGCATCACGCTGCCGGGCCATTTTTTTAAGGTCGTCAATGACAACCGAAGCAGAGCTGACCTGGACGATGAACGACACTACCCTTATCTACCGGCATCAAATCGTGCGCGCGGTCCTCGGTATACGCCCAGCGATCCTCGCCCGAGTGCACGACATGACTGCGCTGGACAGAGTTTGCGCACGTCTGGCTGACGCGGAGGCCGCGCTCGAGCAACTGCGTGCGCGCGGTTATGGGACATCCGGGCAGACGATAACCGAGATCGTGCAGAGCCTACCGCCGGCTGCGATTCGCTGATGGTCTGGGGCACGAAGAGCCGCCACGAGCGTGGCTACGACAGCGCCTGGGTGAAGGTCCGCAACCAGGTGATGGAGCGCGACGAAGGCGAGTGCCAACGCTGCAAGCGCACCGGCCGCACCACCCTAGCTCACGCGGTCGACCACATCATCAGTAAGGCCAAGGCCAGCGAGCTGCGTTGGACACGCGCCAAGACTGATCACCCTTCCAATCTGGAAGCGATCTGCGATCCGTGCCACGCGGTCAAGACCGAGGAAGAACGAGGAAAGCGCAAGCGAGTGAAGCGCGCTGCTGGCCCTGACGGCTGGCCGGTTTAGTGATGGTAACGGCTTGATGAAGTTGAATACCTGCGGAAGTTACACAAACCATAGATAGGCGACTGCCATGACTACGACCATCGCCCCAAAAACAAATGCGGCAATCGTGGCGTTTCGCTTTTTATGCGACGGGTCTGGATGAGCGCACCAAGGACAGGCACCTGCGGATGACGGCACTGGATTTTTGCAAGCCGGGCAAGAGATCAAAAGCATGGAAGAGGATGATGAAGTCGAACATCCGACTATACCATTTCCATGGAGAAATATAAACACATGTTGCAATATAGAAACATGGTTGGGGGGGAGGTCAAATCTCTGCGACCTTCGTCTATGGGGACCGCCTGCTCCCTCTTTGTGCAGAACCGCGAAATGAAACTTTTTTTCTGGGATTGAAATCATGGCCGGACGGCGCCCGACTCCCAGTGCGCTCAAGCTGGTCACGGGCAATCCGGGCAAGCGGCCACTGAACAAAAAAGAACCAAAACCACGCACAAAAACGCCAGTTTGCCCGCCGCATCTTGATGCGAGAGGCAA